GAGGGGTTGAGTGTTATGCGAGACCTTTCCAAGATAAAAAAAGCCGTCGCTGTTGAAAGACAGTCCATCCCGCTTTGCAATCTCGAAAAGTTCGACGCTGAGACGAGGAGTTATCTTAAAGAAATGCGCTATGCCGGTCCCCGGAAATTCGACCGGCTTTGTGATAATCTCTGGCTCCGCACCTGCTGGCTCAAGGAAAATGACGCCTCAGCCGCGCCGCCGCTCCTGTGCCGGAAACCTTTCGAGCCCGCTGATCAATATCTCGACCGAATTTATAAAGCCGGAGGTTTTCTATGCCCGGAGACAAAATAGCCATTCACCCAAGAACCGGAGAGAAAATCCGGTTTACGGAGACTGATCACCGCTACACCGATGAGTCCGGACGCGAATACACAAGCGTCACAACTCTTGTTCACCGCGCTTTTCCGGAGTTTGACGCCGAGGCGACAGCGGCCCAAACCGCGAAAAAAACAGGCCGCCAGGCGAAAGATTTGATTGCCGAGTGGGAGGCAAACAGAGAGACCGCGGCCCGAACCGGAACCCGTCTTCACGAAAATTGTGAGAATCAAATTCTCGGCCGGCTTGAAAGACTTCACAGCCCCGAGGATGAGGATGAGAAAAACAGATTTTGTCAGGCGTGGGGCATGGCGGAGTCAATTCAGGCGCGAAAATATGATTTGATCCAGCCGGAAACCATTGTGTTTTCTCCGCGTTTCTGGGTCGCGGGAAGTGTCGATCTCTGGATGAGAAAACAAAACAACTACGTCATTGGAGACTGGAAGGTTGTTAAAGAATTGCGAAAAACAGCCTTTTCCGCGCAAACTGGCGTGTCTTTTGCCTCCGCGCACCTCCCGGACTGCAATTATTATCACTACGCGCTACAGCTCTCGATTTACGATATTATCGCAAGGGCGGAGGGATATTGTCCATTCACTGCGACAGTCGCGCATGAGCTTTATGTCTACGATAAAACCGCAAACCGCATGCGCCTTGAGCCAATGCCGAATCTTGCCGCGGAGGCCGCATTGTTGCTTGGCTGGCATTTTACCAGAGAGCTTGATGATGTCCCGTTTTAAATCCGAGCAAGTTTCAGGAGAAAAAGCCGTGAAAAGCCGTGGTATGCCAAGCTCCGCGACATTGAGGACTTTGGCGCGGAGGGCGGGGGTGGATTTGTCCACTATGCGGCGGGTTTTGGCGGGGGAACGCGTGTCCGAGCGGACAGCCCTCCGTGTCAGTTTCAGACTGGGGCTGCCGATTCGCTATATTAATCAGCAGAAAGATGATGAGTTTTTGGTTTTGAGGGTGTGGAGAGACAGGCTTTATGATCGCATCAGGGAGTGAGCCGCTGAAACGGGCGGTTTGGGAGGCGTTCGCGCGCAACAAGGCCGACGGCATGAGCGACACCGGGGCTTACCGGCGCGCAAGCGGCAAGAAAAACATGTCGCAAAACTCTGTTGGCCGCACGGTTGGACGGGCTCGGACTCAATGGCCGGAGCTGGCGGCTCGGATCGCGTATTTGCAGAGCGCGGCGGCCTCCGAGAGGACTTTCTCGCGGGCGGAGAAACGCGAGATCCTCAAGGCGGAGGCTTTAAAAATCAGGCGGAAACTGGACGCCGGGATAAAAGACGGGGATTTGAAGGCGGTGAAGACGCTTGGCGGGCTGTTTTGCAAGCTGGTCGATATTGACAACGCAATCTCAGGAGACAAGGGGCAGCAGGAATCAGACGGCGGTGTCGTTGTGAACATCGTGAATTATCTTGGCGCCCAAAAGGGGGCCGGCAATGCCTGAGGTCACAGTTCCGCATAATTTTGAGCCGCGGCCTTATCAGTTGCCTTTGCTTCAGGCCCTTGATGACGGCGTCAGGCGTCTTGTCGCCGTGTGGCACCGCCGGGCGGGCAAGGACAAAACAATCCTGAACGCGGTGATCAAAGAGATGAGCAAGCGCGTCGGCGTGTATTTTTATTATTTTCCCACGGCGGCGCAGGGGCGCAAGATTCTTTGGGACGGGATTGACAAAACCGGCATGCCGTTTCTTAAACATTTCCCCGGGGCGCTGATTAAGAAAAAGCATGAGCAGGAAATGAAAATCACGCTGAAAAACGGCTCGCTTTTCCAGATTATCGGCACGGATAAAAACGAGGTTGTGGGGACAAACCCGGTGGGCTGTGTGTTCTCCGAGTACTCGCTACAGAATCCCCAGGCGTGGAACTATGTGAGGCCGATACTGGCGGAAAACGGGGGCTTTGCGATTTTTAACTTCACACCGAGGGGAAAAAATCACGGCTATGAGCTTTACAAAATGGCGAAGACAACCCCTGAGTGGTTTGTCTCTCTGCTGACCGTGAATGACACCGGCGCGATAAGCAAAGAGGCCATAGAGCTTGAGCGCAAAAGCGGCATGTCCGATGAGATGATTGAACAGGAGTTTTACTGCTCATTCGACTGCGGAGTGACCGGCGCGTATTACGGGAAGTATATCACCGAGGCCCTGAACGCCGGGCGCGTCTGCTCAATGCCGGTTGATGAGCAGTTCCCCGTTTTCACCTTCTGGGACTTGGGGATCGGGGACTCGATGAGTATCTGGTTCGCGCAGTTTGCGGGGGCTGAAATTCATCTCGTTGATTACTATGAGGCAAGCGGTTACGGATTGAAACATTACGCGGAAATCCTGCAAAACAAGGGCTATTTTTACGGCGGGCATTTTGCGCCGCACGATATCAACGCCCGGGAAATGTCCGTCACAGATGAGAACGGGCGCGCCATGCGCAGGATTGACGCGGCTGTCAACCTCGGCATCAAGTTCGAGCGCGTGCCGAACGAGCTTTCTGTTGATGACGGGATCGAGGCGGCGCGCGGGATACTTTCCCGCTGCTGGTTCGACAAGGTGAAGTGTGAGCACGGGGTGAACTGTCTCAGCTTCTATCACAAGGTTTACAATGAGAAGCTGAAGGTTTTCGAGCGCAAGCCTGAGCATGACTGGTCGAGCCATTGCGCGGACGCGTTCCGGACGCTTGCGGTGGCGCGGCGGACGGGACTGATAAAGCATGTCTCAGTCAGGGAGACAGCGTCACGCGAGGAGTTGCAGTCTGTCCGGAATGATTTTTCACTTTGACACCTAAATTTTAACAAAAAACGGGGATGAGCATGAAAAAAATTGAAAATTTTTTAAAGTGGGGTCTTGACAGCAGGGAAATTGAAATATTGAAACCTGAAAGCAGTGATTTACGGGGGTTTTTTTCAGAGTTGAGAGACCGGGGATTAATTGAAGAGGTTTTCTTTGACGGGACAATGCCGAGCGCGACAGTTTTCGAGATTTTTTTCTGCACAATAAACAATTACAGCGCAATATATTACAAATCGAGATTCGCCGCGCTTTACTGGTGGACAAACTTCACCCGCGGGACTGTTCGGGTTCACGCTGTTTGTCTGCCAGAGTATCGCCGTTTTGTTGTGCCTTTCGGGGCGGTCGCTTTTAATGATCTGCTGGGCCGTCACCGGAACATCATTGCGGCCATGCCAAGCTCAAAGTTTCCCGTGTCAGTAATGAGCCGTCTAAACTTTAAATTAATAGGTGTCGGGCAAAATATGGCCTGGATGGACGGACGGCAAAAATTCGAGGACATGGTTTTCGCGCTTTTGACGCGGGAACGGTTCAGGGAGGCTTTGGATAGCGATGGGCATTGTCATAACAGTGAGTTCGATTTTTTACGCGGTAGAAAGAATAGTTCGTCTTGAGCTGAGAAAATTTTTCTGTTTGAGTTTGAGTCCGGCGGGCTGCCCGGGTGGGTGGCGTCCGCCGGATTTTTTTTGCATGGGCGGGGGAGACGGTGATTTCGACATGCCGGCCGTGCCGGACTATCCCGATCCGCCGGAGCCTCCGGACCCGGCCCCTCCGCCGGTGACACAGATTTCCGACGACGTGAAGGACGCCCGTGAGGACACAATCCGCAAAGAGGCCCGCAAGCGCGGGCGCAAGAAAACCATTTTGACCGGTGAGCTTGGGGACGCCAACTCCGGACAGAAATCAATTTTAGGGTAACAACAGCATGCCCGGCCTGACAGACAGCGGAGTGAGCGCGCTTTTGACGCGCTACGAGACCCTGAAGGGTGAGCGCGGCGCGTGGGAGGGCGTCTGGCGCGACGCGGCTAATTTCGCTTTGCCACGCAAGTCAAACATCTATTTTCAGGACAGCGGGCCCAAGAAGAACCCGGACCGCTACAGCTCCGCGGCTATCCGGGCGAACGAGAAACTGGCGGCGGGGCTTTTGTCTTATTTGTGCCCGTCGAATCAGCGCTGGTTCGAGCTGGCTGTCCAGCAGAAATTTTTGAAGCGCAACGACAATGTGAAACGCTGGTTTGAGGAGGCCACGGCCATCACTTACGAGGCTTTGGCGGCCTCGAATTTCAATCTTCACGTTCATGAGTATTTTCTTGATCTTGGCGTGTTTGGGACAGCGGCGATGTACGCCGAGAAAGGCGACAAGACCGCGCTGAATTTTCAGACCTTTCAGATGGGAACGTACACAATTTGCGAGAACGCGCAGGGGTTGATTGACACTGTTTTTCGGGAATACGAGCTGACGGCCAGACAGGCGCTTGAGATGTTCGGGACGCGGGTTCACGCGGATATTTCCAAGGACGCGGAGAAGCCGGAGACGATGGAGAAAAAATATCGTTTCCTGCATGTTGTGTTTCCCCGGACTGACCGCGCGCCCGGCAAACTCGACAACGTGAATATGCCGTTCGCCTCGGTCTATATTGACATGACGCACAAGACAAAGATCGCCGAGGGCGGCTTTCGCTCAAATCCGTTCATTGTGGCGCGCTTCACCAAATCCCCCGGGCAGATCTGGGGGCAGAGTCCGGCCACAACCGCCGAGGCGGACATTAAAGTGTTGAACGCCATGAACAAGGACACTATCGAGGCGGCGGACAAGCGTGTTAACGGCGCGTGGCTGGCCGGAGAGAACGCTCTTTTAAGGCCATTGAACACATCAAAAGGACAGGTGAATCTCTGGAGCGCGAACAATCCGGCCGGAAAGCCGGAGCCATTGCCGGTGCCGGATGACATTGGCATCGGGCTGGAGATGATACAGGCCTGGGAGATGGTTATAAAAGAGGCGTTTTTCTCGGATATTTTCAATCTGCCCGAGGAGCGTCCGAATATGACGGCCACAGAGGTCAACAGGCGTTTTTACGACAGGCTTTTGTTTTTCAGTCCGGTTCTGGGGAGGCTTCAGGCCGAGTGTTTTAACCCGCTTATTATGCGCGCTGTTGAGATTTTGGACTCGGTGGGGGCGTTCCCGGAGCTTCCCCCCGAGCTTATGGCTTATCCGGGGTACAAGATTATCTACAGCGGCAAGGCCGCGCTGGCTCTCAAGAAAATGGACTCTGTCTCCTTCGCGGAAACCTTTGATGTTGTGGCGCCGTTCGCGGAGTTGAAGCCGGAGATTCTGGACAATTTCGATTTGGATAAAATCGCTCAAGCGGTCGGCCATAATAATGGAATGCCGAATGACTGGCTCCGTCCTGAAAAGGATGTGGCCGCGCTCCGCGACGCCCGGGCGAAAGCTCAGGCTCAGGCGGCGCAGCTTCAGACGCTTCAGGCGGCGGCGGACGCGGTGCCAAAACTTCAGGGCGCCACAGACCCGGCCTCTCCGCTGGCGGCCTTGGCGAAAGGTGTGAGAAATGGACGAAAAGCAGCTTAGAATTGATGTCCGCCAGACGTTCGGGAGCCCCCACGGGGCGCGTGTTCTGGAGTGGCTTTCCCGGATTTGCGGGGAGAGGCGGAATCCCTACACGCCGGGGAGTTTTGATGTGACGGCGCATAATTGCGGACGCTTGTCCGTGCTTTTGGACATAAAAAGACAGCTTGAGGATGAACACCATGAGGAAATCACAGAGACAAACGAAGACTGAGACTGAGACAGCGGAGACTCCGGCGGCTGCGGAAACTGAAATTCCGCCCGCGCCTCCGATGAGCAGGATTTTAGGCGACCGGACACCGGCGTTTGCTGAGTGGCTGGCAAAATACAACCCGCCGCGCTCTCTGATTGACGCGGCCATATCGCAACCCAGACTTGAGGATTTGAAAAAATGACAACCGAAACGGCACAGACAACGGCTCCGGCGGGTTCCGCCGCGGGACAGACACAGCAGACACAGCAGACGACGGCCCCGGCCTCCGCGCCTGTTCAGTACATGAACGACAAAGGAGAGTTTGCGGAGAACTGGCGCAATGTCCTTTCCGACGACATCAAAGACTCCCCGGCGATAGGGGCTTTCAGGGATTTGGGGAGTTTCGTTAAGAGCTATCTCAACGCGCAGAAGATGATTGGCGCGGACAAAATCGCTCTGCCCGGCAAAAACGCGACACCCGAGGAGCGCGCGGAGTTCTTCAAAAAAATTGGCCGTCCGGAGAAGCCGGAGGATTACAAGTTTGAGCGCCCGAAAGACGCGCCGCCCTCGCTGAAATACGATGAGGCCAGAGAAAAGGCTTTCGCATCCGAGGCGCACAAGCTGGGCCTCACGGCGGAGCAGGCGGTCGGACTGGCCGGCTGGTGGAACAATCATGTCGTCGAGATGGACAAGAGCGCCGCGAAAGCGCATGATGAGAAACACACCGCCGCCGTGACAGCTCTGCAAAAAGAGTGGGGCGACAAATACGCCGCGAATGTGGAGCTGGCAAACTCCGCCGTCAGGACATTCGGCCTGGCGGACTTCCTAAAAGAGCGCGGGCTCAGCAATGATCCGGAGATGGTGAAGGCGTTCAGCGCAATCGGCGGGGCGCTCTCCGAGGACAAACTTCTCGGGCCGAAATCGGCGTCGGGAATCGGCGGGGCCATGAGCCGGATAAACGAGCTTATGAACAACCTGAAAGGGCCGTATTACGACAAGAGCCATCCGGCGCACGCCGCGACCGTCGCGGAGGTTCAAAAACTGTACGCTCAGGCGTATCCTGAGCAGAAATAAAGCCGGGCAATCCGAAAGGATCCGGCGGACGCGCGTGGATTCGCGCCGACAAGACAGCCGCGTCAGGGCTGAGGGGCGATCCGAAAGGGCAATCCCCCGAAAAAAAAGAGCGAATAATGAATATCGAACACGGAGCAAGGAATTTTGAGGTTGGGGCGGCTTCGCCGCGTTTCACTTCAATATTCAATATTCTGTGATCCTTGCTCAATATTCGTTTCGGGCAATCCCCCGAAAATTGGCAATGGAAAAGTGAAAAGTTAAACAGGAAAACAGGAGACAAATTATGTCTTTCCAAATCACAGAGGCGTTTAAGAGACAATACAACGCCAACCTGACGCTTCAGGCGCAGCAAATAGACTCCCGTCTCTCCGGTTGTGTCCGCAAAGAGACACAGACAGGTGAGAAAGAGTCTTTTGA